CAAAAGTGTTTTTAAGCATCAGTAACGGAAAACTCGTGAGGAGTTTTAAAGAAAAGACAGAAGGTGCGGTGTCTCGCATCAACAAGGCAGGTCGCGAAGTCTATGAGATGTTCTATGACTCTCTTGATGGAACAATCACAGAAGTCGGCACAAAGGAAAGCGACTATGGTAAGTTCCTTGTCGTGCAAGTTGAGTCAAATGGTGTGAATTATCAGCTTGAGATGAACTTCTCATCTGGTTATAGTGCATCTTTTCTCAAGACACTTCCAAATGTCAACCTATCGCAAAGGGTACAAATCACCCCAAAGCTGACAATTGAGGGTGACAAGAAAAAGTCAGTATGCTTCCTCAACCAAAATGGTAGTGGGTTAAAATGGGCATTTACTCGTGAGAACCCAAATGGTATGCCTGACCTGGTTAAGATCAAGGTAAAAGGCAAAGACACTTGGGATGACTCAGATAGGATGGAGTTCCTTGAGAACAATGCCAAAAGCCTATTTGGTGCAAAGGCTGAAGAATCAGATGAAGTTCCTTTTTAGTTAACAGAGTCAGGTAGCACGTAATGGGTAAATGGTTAACTCATCCTTAATAATGGTTGTGCGTTGCAGGTTCGAGTCCTGCTCTGACTCCTCACTTTTAAACAAACACTAATGCAAAATTTCAACATTGACATCAACAAAGGCCGAATTGAGTTCGTGGACAATCGGTTTTATGCTACTGAAAACGGCAACTATGTGCCATCAGTTACAACAATTCTTGAAGCCTATCCAAAAGACGCAGCCTTCTTTAAATGGCTCAAAGATGTGGGGCAAGATGCTGACACCATTCGTGATGAAGCAGGGCGCAGAGGGTCACTTGTGCATGAACTGACTGAGCAATATGACCAACACCAAGAAGTGACATTTGTCAACCAATATGGAAAGCCTAAGTACAAAATGCTTGAGTGGGCGATGTTTGAGAGGTATGTTGACTTTTGCAATACACAGACTCCAAAGATGCGAATGATGGAGATGCACTTCTCATCTGATGTGCTTGGTTTTGCCGGAACAGTTGACCGCGTGCTTGAGATAAATGGCAAAGAGTACCTTGTTGACATTAAGACATCAAATAATATGCACAACTCGTATTGGTTGCAATTGGCAGCTTATAATGAGTTGCTAAAGGAATATGATTACCATGTTGAGGGAGTGGCTATATTGTGGCTCAATGCCAAGACAAGGACAGCAGGAAAGGGAGGAGCTATACAAGGCATTGGTTGGCAACTACTGACCAGAACGCTTGAGGACTCAGCAAAGGATTGGGATACTTTCCAAACAACATTTAAGCTATGGAAGTCAATCAATGAGGACATCAAGCCAAAGCGCACATCTTACCAAATAACACATCAAAAGAATGAAGGATAAAATTGTAGAGCAAGTGGTGCAGAAGTTCAATCAACGATCACAGAGAGGCATTGAGAAATACGGGTCAACCTTAGAGAGAAATGACCTTGATGTGGTTGATTGGATGAACCACTTGCAAGAGGAGTTAATGGATGCCATCCTTTATTTAGAACGTATGAAAAAAGACATCAATGGGTAGTTCAGTTGTATCGTGTATCCATCATTTAAAGTTAGCTGATGAGTATGCAAAGGACTTTGTTAGGTCAGCACCAGGCACTCGTGGGGCCACAATATTTGCTAATTATTCGTTAAAGCTAAATTGGATACTTAGAGATGTTGTAACTTACCCTCACTTTGATGATGAGGTTAGAGAAGGGATGAGAAAGGAGATTGCATCTGATGCATTTTCGTATGACTCGCTGACTGAGAAGCTTGCACTACTCAACCCAGAGCAAAGAGAGGAACTTGATGGACTTTTAACTGATATTTTGAAAGGAAAGACAATTGAAATAACAATAAAATAAACACAATGAAAAAACAAACAGCAGTTGAATGGTTAGCATTGAGGTATCACCAAAGGCAAGGTTACCTTTCTCAAGATGACATAGCAGAAGCAAAAGCAATGGAGAAAGAGCAGTTAATAGATTTTGCTATGCAAATGCATAAAATTGATTGCAGTAAAACGGGAACTGATATTTTACTTAATGAAGCAGAATTATACTACAACGAAACCTATAACAAATGACACCTTACGAACTCTGGCAACTTGAAACTTATGGCAACTATTACGAAGAAGATGAAACGCAACATGACGCCGAGTTGGATTAAATGCCGATGCTGCAAATCTTTATACACTATCACTTTAAAAAAACAATCACTATGTCCGAAATGCAATTGCCTAAATGGGGTGACCTTAACACCTACGAAAGACACAAACTCTTAGGAGAACTTATTGATGCCATGATCTACTCTGGCGAAGCAGTCCAACACCTCAAAGTAACTGTTGAGCAGTTCAGATTGATGGGGTATGTTAGGTCTGTAATATTGCCTCAGAATGAACCTGATGAGGTATGCCCGAATTGTGAGGGTAGAGGTTGCAATGATTGTGTAATTATTTTAAACGATGAATTATGACACCAAAAGAAAAAGCAGCATATTTAGTAGTTAGATATATGTCAAAAGTTGTTAGTAAAAAAGTGGCAATTGAATGTGCATTAGTAGCTGTTCAAGAAATAATATGCTCAAACCCACATAGCAATCCACTAAATACTGATCTTACATCAACAATGAAATGGTGGATGGATGTACAAGAAGAATTAGAAAAGCTATGATACTTAGAGATTACCAGGAGAAGATAAGTAATAAGGCGGTTGAACTGCTAAGGAAGTATAAGATTGCTTATTTAGCAATGCAAGTTCGCACAGGCAAGACCTTAACTGCTATGGCAACTGCCCACAAGTTTGGTGCTAAGTCAGTTCTATTCGTAACTAAGAAGAAAGCAATTACTGATATTGTCAACCAGTTTAGTGTGAGTGGTATTGAGATGGGGATATATGTCACCAACTATGAGCAACTTGCAAATGTGCATGAGTCATTTGACCTTATCATTATTGATGAGGCGCATAGCTTGGCAGCGTTCCCTGTGCCATCAGCACGAGCAAAGGAGTTAAAACGCATTTGCTTTGGTAAGCCTATCATTTATCTTAGTGGTACACCCAACCCTGAGTCATTCTCTCAGCTTTATCATCAGTTCTGGGTTAGCAGTTACTCACCATTTGAGCACTATGCTAACTTCTACAAATGGGCCACGCAATTTGTGAACGTGAAGAAGATGAAGATAAATGGTCAGTCATTTAACAATTACGATTCCGCTGACAAGAAAATGGTCATGGACTTGTGCGGTCATTTGTTCCTCACTTTCACCCAAGAGCAAGCAGGCTTTGAGTCACTTGTAAATGAGCATATCCACCATGTTGAGATGCTTGAGTCAACCTATACCCTTGCAAATAGGCTTAGGATTGATAAGGTGGTTAGGAACAAAGAAGGTCAGGTAGTGCTTGGGGATACGGCTGTCAAGTTGATGCAAAAATTGCACCAAGTGTATAGTGGGACTGTGATAGTTGATGAGCCTGAAAGGATGGCGAAGGTTGTGGATTACTCAAAGGTTGAATACATTAAAGAAAAGTTTAATTCGTTAAAGATTGCCATATATTATAAGTTCATCGCAGAGGAGATGGCAATAAGGTATGTTTTTGGCTCAGAAAACTTGACAAATGAGGCAACTGTGTTCAATGAGTCAACCAATTTGATATTTATCTCACAAATCCAATCAGGTCGCGAAGGGGTCAACATCTCAACTGCTGATGCGCTGATATTCTTAAATATTGACTTCTCGGCGGTATCTTACTGGCAAGCAAGAGCAAGAATCCAAACGAAAGATAGGGTCAAAGAGGCAAATATTCATTGGATATTTAGTCGTGGTGGGATTGAGGACAAGATATATGAGGCTGTGATGAACAAGAAAGATTATACAACTTATCACTTTAAAAAGGACTTCAATATATGAAAACATTTTCCTACATCCTAATGGTAATTTATTTTTTCATCGTATCAATTCCCGTATTTATCATTATTTTTATCCTCACTCACACATTTTATACACTTAAACAAACAACACTATGCATCAAAAAAAGACTAACTCAATTACTGAGTACATCCAAGGCAATTTAGATAGGAAAAACGTAAGATGGCGACTAAAAGATGGGCAATGGATGTTTGAGATACATCCTAAGATTTGGGGATCAGAGGAGATGTTTGACTTGTATTACCCAAGCTACGAGTACGTTAAGTTTAATGACAAAGGAAGCAATCCTGATAAAACTAAGATAAAATGAAGCCATTTATATATAACATGGATTATGTAAATGAACAATCTGCTAAAAATTTATTTAATGTTGTATCATTATTTGCTGGAGGTGGTGGATCATCAACGGGATATCGTTTAGCGGGCGGAAAGGTTTTGGCAATCAATGAGTTTATTGAATCCGCCCAGGAAACATATAATGAAAATTATCCGGAAACCTATATTTTTAAACAAGACATCCGCGATTTAACCGGGGAAATGATTTTGGAAAAAATACAAATGAAAAAAGGTGAATTGGATATTTTAGATGGATCGCCACCATGTGCAAGTTTTTCTATTGCAGGAGCAAAGGATAAAATGTGGGGTAAAATAAAAAAATATTCAGATACAGAACAAAGAACAGATGATTTGTTTTTTGAATTTGGAAGGATATTAAATGAAATTCAACCTAAAGTATTTATTTGCGAAAATGTAGCTGGACTTGTTACTGGTGCATCAGCAAAATTATTAGGTAGTGAACAATACAGCATATTTGGAGATGAAGAAAATACGATATATCATTGTTTAGTAAATTGTGGTTACTCAGTAAGATATAAAGTTATAAATGCAAAAAACTATGGTGTACCACAAAATAGAGATAGAACAATATTTATTGGGGTTCGTAATGATATAAAAGCAAATATCACATATCCTAAAAAATTTGATGAATTGGTTACTATTGGAGAATCATTAAATGATATTGAATATATACAAATGAATAGAAAAGCATTTGGTGAAGAAGAGGCAAGAAAGGTTGAAAAACATAATGTTTGTTTTACAATTACAGCGGACGGATTAGGTGCAACCAGAAGATATAAAGTATTTAGAAAAAATAATGAAACCTCAAGGTTGACAATTGATGAAGTAAAAATATTAAGTTCATTTCCAACCGATTTTAAATTATCTGGTTCATATCGTAAGCAATGGGAAAGAATAGGCAGAGCAGTACCACCTTTAATGATGAAAGCAATTGCTGATCATGTTTATAAGAATATACTTAAAAATATAAATTAAATGAAAGAATCAACACTCCAGACAAAAATAGTTAAGCGATTAAAAGAACATGGGTGGTTTGTCACAAAGCTGATCAGCACCTCAACACCTGGGATTTGCGACCTCATGGCGATACGAAAAGGAACAGTCATAATGCTTGAGGTTAAGACTGACACCGGAGTTGTGTCTGAACTGCAACAGTATATGATTGACAAGTTAAACAACATGGGCATATTTGCTCGTGTGGTTAGGGATGTTAGCGATGTGGATGTTTTTTGCTATAAACTACAATAATTATGAACTACTTACAACTCGGCATCAATACTATTGCTGTAAATGAAAATAAGCAGGCTATTTTCCCTTGGAAGGTCTACCAAGAGGAAATGATAAAGGAAGAAGAATTAGCTCGTCAAATGGCAGATAATAGGGCAAAAGGAGTAGCCATTATTTGTGGGGCGGTGAGTGGCAATCTTGAGGTCATTGATATAGATACAAAGTATGAGACTTATGACCTATGGGATGCTATTATGTCAGCTATACCACATGAGTTGTACAAGAAATTGCACATCGTAAAAACAAGAAGTAATGGCAAACACCTCATCTATAAATGCGAGGCGATTGAAAAGAATCAGAAACTCGCACAGCGACTACCGACATTGGAAGAAAGTAAGAATAACCCTTCCATCAAATCTTATTGCATTATTGAGACAAGGGGAGAAGGTGGATATGTTGTTGCACCGCCTACGGCAGGCTACGAGGTAGAGCAAGAAGGGATAAATGTTATTAGTTTGGATGAGCGAGAGGTGTTGTTTGAGATTATGCGCTCCTTCAATGAAATCTTTGAGGAAGCAATCATTGAGGCACACCAAAGGCCATCAACCAAAGATTATGGGGTGTCGCCTTTTGATGACTACAACCGCAGAGGAGATGTGGTTGAGTTGATGGGTAGGAACGGATGGAGGGTTGTGAAAGAGAATAGTGAGAGGATTTACTTTCTGCGACCTGGCTCAGAGGCAGAGCACAGTGGATCATGGAACAAGGGACTTGGACTTTTTAGTGTGTTTAGCGTGAACACACCTTTTACTGTGCAGAAAGGTTACAAACTTGCTGCTGTGTTTGCGATATTAGAATGTGATGGTGATTTTAAGATGGCAGCGCGGAAGTTGCTTGATATGGGATTCGGAGAAAAAAAAACATCCTTCGGTGATAGGGTAGAAAGGGAGTTGTTTTCCAAGAAAAATGATGGGGCAAGTAAGGATGATATGGTCACACTGCTTGTAAAAAAGCACAACAAATCGCTTGATGATGCTAAAGTAATGGTTGATGAGCTTGATGCGAGGTGGGGAGATGAGATTTGCACCTTTTGGGATGTTGATGATAAAGGAAAGGCATCAGTCAATAGATACAAATTGCAAGTATTTCTGACCACAATTGGTGGGTTTAGGCTATACTTCTATGATAGTGGGTCAACCATTTACAGATTGGTTAGGGTTAAGGATGGATTTGTTGAGGAGGCGAGTACGGAGCAGATTAAAAGATTTATTAAGGATTATGTTGATAAGTTGCCTGACTCATTTGATGGTGGGGTCACACCTCAAGATTTACTTGAGTTGATATACAAAGGGGCAACTGTGCTGTTTTCGGATGCGTTTTTTGAGTTTTTTGAGCGTGCTGATCTTAGCTTTTTGAAGGATACCAAGAATGAAGGCTTTTTCCCGTTTAAGAATGGTGTTGTAGTGGTTGGAAAGGACAAGATTGAGCTGAAAAGCTATGGTGAACTTGGAAAAGTTGTGTGGAAATCGCAAGTTATTGACCATTTTATTGTGATTGATGGGGATATTGAGCTTGAGAAGATAGAATATTTTAGGTTTATAGAGAAGATTTCGGATAGTGACAAGGATAGGTATATCTATGCGCTTGGGTTGATAGGCTATTTATTGCACAATTATAAAGACCCATCTCGCCCATTTTCGGTGATTCTTGCCGAAGAAACAGAGAAGGAAGCCAATGGAGGAGGTACTGGTAAGGGGATATTTGTGAAGGCATTGGGGTATTTATTGAACATTGTTCGGGTTGATGGTAAAAACTTCAAATTTGACAAGTCATTTGCATTTCAAAGGGTCGACCTCGATACAAGGATACTGGCCATTGAGGATACGCGAAGGAACGTAGATTTTGAGGGTTTTTATAGCATCATAACTGAAGGGATCACAGTAGAAAAGAAGAACAAGGATGAGTTGTTTATACCTTATAGCGACTCACCAAAGGTGATGTTCACCACGAACTACACCATACCTAACTCTGGCAACCACGCAAAAAGAAGGCAGAAGGTATTGGAATTTAGCGGATACTTCGGGCCGAAGCGTACACCAGAAGATGAGTTTGGACATAAATTGTTTGATGATTGGGACAAGGATGAGTGGAACCGGTTCTATAATTTGATGTTTGATTGCGTACAGGGTTACCTTGAGTTTGGGGTGTTGGAGGTTAAGTCATCTGACAAGATTAAACGCAAGCAGATAAGAGTGCAGTTCGGGGAGGAGTTCCTTGAATACTTCTTAGAGGTGGTAGAGGAAGAAGTTGGGTGGATTAAGTTGGAACAGCTTTACAATGACTTTATGCTCATGAGTGGGTTTGATAAGAAAGATTACTCGGTTAAAAGGTTTACCAAAGGGTTAGAGGAGTCATGTCAAATTCTGAATATCTCGTACCAAAGTAAGAGAGAAAAAAGTAGTGGAGGAAAAAAGATGTATAACTTTAATAAAACAAATGAGACATATGATGATTTATTCTAATGTTTATATAGTTTGGATACGTCATTTTTGGTCGGGAACGTCATTGGTACGCGATTTTTACACGATTTTGGGTTCGTAAGTGGTTGATAATCAATGTGGAGACGTGATTAACATCATTTTTCTCATTTTTTAGGGTATACCTATATTTTTTTGCAAAAGTATAGTGTATAGAAAAGAAGAAAAGATGAAAAT